AATTTCGTGAATTGTTGCATCGGGCGGTTGAAGGAGACTGTGACGCTGTGGAGCAGATACTCATCCTTTATATGCCGCTGATCAATCGGTATAGCATGATCGATGGACAGTTGGATGAGGATTGCCGACAGTACATACTTATCCGTATTACACTGAGTATCAGCAAATTCATAATCTGAAGGAAGACTGCTCCGGGAAACCGGGGCAGTTTTTTTGAAAATTTTTTGATAGGACATTAGAGATTGAATAATTGAGGCGTTCTTACTTTATGAAGGCATCCCCCTTCATGGTACCTTGACAACTGCATAGCAAAATCCGGTACATCCCCTGACCGAGAAGCGGCTATCCGTCTGTCTGGCAAACAGAACAAGAGCACTGATATATGGGTGGCTCCCATATAACGCGACGATCCGGCAGGGCCATCATGGTACTTCCGGCTTGGACGCGTCACGGCATCGGCCGGCTCGGCATCAGAATGCGGAGAGATGAAATTTCTATGGACCTGTTCGCCACAGGCGCCGGGGATTGCATGATTCAAAGAATAGGTTGACCAAATATTGGCAAAGATATGGGTGAGGTGATTAAGATGCGAAATTACGAAAATGATCCAAGAACTTTGGATTCATTGGTTGATATCCGGGATGTGAAGGTTGATCCGGCACAGCCACCGGAAGAGCGAATACGCTCTTATGTGCAGCAAGTTAAGGACCCATATTGTTTCCGTGTTGGAGGCGTTAAGGTTCGTGTGGCCTATGTGGGAAAGGACGAAACCCTGAACGACAGTTTCTGTAACATGATTTCTACTCTATGACCAGAAAACATTTCCAGAGAAAAATTCGATAAAACGACTGGAAAAAGGAGTACATCCATGCTATACTAGGCGTGGACGAAATCAGCGAATACTCCGGTCGTTTTGTGGTGAGACCGCAAAATTCAGACAGGAGTGGCGCTAAATATGAAAGATGTAATGCAATTGTATCATGTCGCCATCTACCTCCGTTTATCGAAGGATGATGGCGACATTTCTTTTTCAGATTCGAAAAAATTAGAGAGTAACAGTATCCATAATCAACGGGAGCTGTTGATATCCTATTTGAAAAAGCACCCTGAAATGGAACTGTATGATGAGTATAAAGATGATGGTTGGACCGGTACGAATTTTGAACGGCCTGATTTCTGCCGCATGATGGAGGATGTACGCGCAGGCAAGGTGAATTGCATACTTGTTAAAGATCTATCTCGCTTTGGAAGAGATTACATTGAATGTGGAAAGTATATCGAAAAAATATTCCCTCAGTTGGGAATTCGATTTATTGCTTTAAATGATGGATTTGATACTCAGTCTTCTAATAGTACAGACAGTATTGTAATTCCATTCAAAAATCTGATTAACGATTCTTATAGTCGGGATATTTCTATTAAAGTCCGCAGTAATTTGGAGGTGAAACGTAGGCAGGGCGAATTTATTTCTAATTTTGCGGTATATGGATACAAAAAGGACAAAGAAAATAAAAATCATCTTGTTGTGGATGAGTATGCTGCTGGTATTGTACAGGATATTTTCAAATGGGCTATTGAAGGTCATAGTCCGGGAAGCATAGCTCTACGATTGAATCAACTTGGTGTACTTTCCCCCATGGAATATAAAAAGTCTCAGGGGAGCAAATACAAATCAAAGTTTAAGACTGGTGCGCAGGCAAAGTGGAGTCATGTTGCGGTTCGTAGAATCCTACAAAATGAAATTTATACCGGTACGATGGTTCAGGGAAGGAGGACAACCCCGAATCATAAGACCAAAAAGTTTATATACAAGGATCAGAATGATTGGGTTCGAGTAGAAGGAACTCATGAGGCAATTATCAGTCGGCCCCAATTTGATTTGGTACAACAGATTCTGCAGGAGGATACAAGGGCAAGCGCTGAAAATGCAACAGTGCATCCATACTGCGGAAGAATCTTTTGTGGAGATTGTGGCGCCCCTATTGTGCGTAAAACAGCAGTATCTGACGGCAAACGCTATGTATATTATGTGTGCGGAGCCAATAAAGCCGACAGCCATACCTGCAGTAAACACAGCATACGGGAAGAAATATTGGATGATGCCGTACTTGTTACAATTCAGCGTCAAATCGAAATTGCACTGGATATGGATGCTGCGTTACGTCAGATTGAAACATTGTCCTGGGAAAGAACTGAACTAAGGAAAATAGAAGCAAATATTGAAGTGCAAAATCAGATTATCCAGAAAAACAACAATCTCAGACTAGGAATATACGAAGATCTTCAAAGCGGTATTTTATCCAGAGAAGAGTTCATGGCACTGAAAGAGGAATTCTCTTCAAGGATTGCTACCGCTAAGATGGTGATAGATCAACTTATTAGCAGTAAAAGTGAGATTCAACACGGCCTAAGCAAACAGCAAAGTTGGCTAGCCCAGTTCCGTGAATACGAGAATATTACAGCTATCACACGACGGTTGATTGTCAGTTTGGTGGAACGAATCAATGTATATGAAGGTTCCGAAATTGAGGTGGTTTTTCGACATCGGGATCAATTTGCTCATATCAAAGAATTTTTGGAAAATCAAGAAGGTAAATCTGAAAAGATACAAATATTTCCCCAGTTGGAGGTGGTATAAATGGCCCGTATATCCCGTAAGAAAGGCAATGTCAATCAGACTGGAACCGATGTGAAAGATATTTTCCGCACAGCGGTTTATTTGCGTCTTTCTGTGGAGGATAACGGGAAAAAAGACGCGGATTCACTGGACAACCAAAGAGAACTTCTGCTTTCCTATGTGGCTGATCGTCCGTATTTAGAATTGATTGAAATTTATGAGGATAATGGCTGGACCGGTACAGATTTTGACCGACCTGCCTTTCAGCACATGCTGGAGGATGCACAGAAAGGGAAAATAAATTGCATTGTAGTCAAAGACCTTTCACGGTTAGGGCGTAACTATGTGGAAGCGGGAAATTATCTTGAAAAAGTATTTCCTTTTTTAAATCTTCGCTTTATCGCAGTGAATGACAATTATGACAGCGCATCTCTCACATCAGGTGAGCATCTGGGGGCAACTCTGAAAAATGTTGTAAACGATATTTATGCTAAAGATATCTCCCGCAAATCTTGCTCCGCATTGAAGATGAAACGGGTAAAAGGAGAATATATTGGCAATTATGCCCCGTATGGCTATTTAAAAGATCCACAGGATAAAAATCATCTGATTGTAGACCCAGAAACGGCGCCCATTGTGGTAGAAATTTTTACTATGCGCGCTGAAGGGCTGGGTGTGGGTACGATTATACGCAAACTGAACGAGAAAGGATACCCTTCCCCTGGCAGGCTTCGCTATGAGCGCGGAATTATAACAAATAACAATACAAAAGGGAAGGCTCTCCCTTGGAATAGACACGTTTTAACGGATATGCTTTATAATATTGCTTATATCGGACACCTGGCCCAAGGGAAAAGTACCAGTTGTTTGCATAAAGGAATCCCTTTTCACTGGACAGATCCTTCCGAATGGGACATTGCTGAAAACACGCATGAACCTATTATTTCAATGGATTTATGGGAACAGGTTCAAAGAGTAAATCAATCTCTTTCAAATGCAGCTAAAGCCAGTCATGGAAAATATGGGAATCTCCCTAAAAGAGAAAACCCCTATGGCTCATTGTTACGCTGTGCGGACTGCGGACGTGTTATCAAGCAAATTCGTTCTTATAGTACAAGCAAAAAGAGTGGAACCCAAAGTTATTACACGTACAAATGTTCCGGATATATTGAACTTGGCATTTCAAGCTGTCCACAAAGAAGTATTCGTGCTGCCGATCTGGATTCAGCTGTACTGGAGACCATTCGGAAACAAATGGAAGTCTTTATGGACAGGCAGCGGGTTCTGCAGCATCTGATTACAATGGAAAAAGCCAAGGCAAAACAAGCGGCTCCAAATGACAGGCTACAGAAGTTGCAAGCAGAAATAACAAAAAAACGCAATATGTCTGCTTCACTATATGTGGATTATAAAGACGGGATTTTATCCCAAGACGAGTATCTTTATGCAAAGGAAACATACCAGACTGAATTAGAGCGGCTGGAACAGGAAGAAAGAGAACTTCGCAGTGTGCATGAGCGTGCAACGGCAGCCAGTACGGGAGAGAAAAAGTGGGACAGGCTGATAGAGCGATACTACCACCAAGAAAGGCTTACAAAGGAAATGGTAAATGCCTTTGTGAAAGGAATCCAATTCTATGCCGACAACAGTATTACCATAGAATTCCGTTACATGAACGAATTCGAGGAATTGCTTCAAGAGTGCGAGAGAATCAGAAAGGGGGTTGCATAGGAAATGGTCTTGCATATTGCGATGTATCTGCGATTGTCGCAAGAGGATGTTGATAAAAGAAATAATGTACTCAAAGATGAGAGCAACAGTATCCGTAGCCAAAGACTACTGATTCAAAGGTATATTCAAGAGCATTCAGAGCTTTCAGGCTGTCCGGTTATGGAATTTGTAGATGATGGTTATACAGGGACCAATTTTGATCGCCCACAATTCCAAAAAATGATTAGTTTGATACGCAGCGGCGAAATCCAGTGTGTGGTCGTAAAAGACCTCTCTCGGTTTGGCCGCAATTATTTAGAGGTTGGCGATTTTCTGGAGCATATTTTCCCGTTTCTTGGTGTTCGATTTATTGCCATCAATGACCATTATGACAGCGCGGATTACATTGGTACAACCGGCGGCGTGGATGTAGCTTTCCGTAACCTCGTCTATCAGCAATATAGTCAGGATCTTTCCCAAAAAGTAAAAGCTGCTATGCACATGAAGATGGCAAGAGGGCAATATGTTACACACTGCCCGTATGGCTATAAAAAGGCTCCTGGAGAAAAACATAAGATGATTATTGACCCAGTAACTGCACCAGTTGTCCGTGAAATTTTTTTGGCGGCGATTGCGGGAAAGAAAAGCACTGAAATTGCCTCTGCATTGAATGAAAGGCATATTCCTACACCGATGGAGTACAAAAAACTAACCCGTAAGGATATTCAGAATGAGGTCATGTGGAGCCATCAGGCTGTTTTGCGCATCATTAAAGATTATAAGTATACGGGAGCCATGGTAAATTTCAAATGCGAGAATCAAACCATTCGTGCCCGTGTACAGAAAAGGAAAACAGCAGATGAATGGGTTGTTGTTGAAAACAGCCATGAACCGATTGTATCCCATGAAGAATATGAAGCGGCAAATGCCCGTATACGCAAGGTAAAGGCACATCAAGCAGTCCAACATGATCGGACAGACCGTATTTACTACTGCGGGCATTGTGGCAGACGCTTGCGAAAAACATTTGGAATAGATGAGTACTACTCTTGTGCTACCCCTCTCTACCGTAAAAATACGGAATGCTCTGCTATCCGCTGGAGCCGGACAGATTTGGAGCAAGTGGTGCTATCGGCGTATAGAGCGCAGCTCTCTATTATGGAAAGACAGTATAAAAAAATCACCAAGCAGAAAAAACAGAATCCGCTTGAAAAATGCCGGGAGAACCAGAAAGGTTTACTCAAAGAGATTGCTTTGATATCCGAGCAAAATCTGCATTTATACGAAGATTATAAAAGCGGAAAACTTGATGCTGAGAGTTTTCTTGAGCAAAAGAACAGGATGTTTTCAAAAAAGAGGAAGATGGAAGAAGAACTCGCAGAACTCCAAAAGCAGGAAGAAACATTACTCAATCAGCGAGAGATTGATAACGATCAGATATCGCGTATGCAAGATGCTCTTTCTACTAAGAGGTTGCCCGATGAAGAATTGATAAAGGAGATGTACCGACTGATTGATAAGGTGATTGTTTATTCTAACCGGGAAATAAAAATCGTTTGGAAGATAGACGATTTTTTCCAAACGACGGATAAGGAGTAATTTTTGGAAAGAGGCAATTTATGCTGTAGAAAGTTAAGAAATAGGCGAATTTGTCCTATAATTACACATGGGGTGACCTCTTTTTTTTCGAGGCTCAAAAGAATAAAAAGTCGAAAAACCTAGTATTTAAGCCGTTTTTCGGCTCTCGAAATTTTTTCTTTGTGAATACTTGACACGTTCAGATGACCTCGGGCGCGTTGTGGTCCCGAAAGAGATTCGAAAGACACTCCATATCCGGGAAGGCGATCCG